CTTTCGTCCTTGTCCTGTCCGAAGATGATGGATCTCAGACGGCGTATCGTCAAAGCCAAGTCTTCTGCATACCGAGCATCCGAGTCCCGCCACACGAGAGAGATAATTTTTTTCATCTTTGGTCACTCAAGACTTCCCATGCTGTTCTAGCCACCTCTGAAACTTGTCCGTTTCCAATGGCTTTAAGTCTGTCCATTCTAGAGGCCACCCCATCAACCACTCTACCCACGTCGGGTTCAATTTCCCACCAACTGACGCAGCCAGAGTTGGAGTGTTGCGTTCCGATTCCGATGGGGCGTTTGTCTCTTTGGCATTGTGTGCCGTCGGTGTAGGAAATTTCTTTTTCCAAGTTCGGTGATTTTCCAACTTCGGAAGGCTCAACATTGCTTCCGCTTCTTCCTTGGTAATCATTCCATCCTCTATCTTGGAGATCAAGTTTGATACCATCCCCTCCGACGCATGACCGTAACCCTTTGTTGCTGGAGTTGGCCACATCCGTTTCTTGACTATTTCTTGAAGTCCTTGTTGCTTGCTGTTCGGCCCTCTTGGTTTCCAATCCGACGCAAGTGGAGTTGGCCACGTTTCCTGCCGCTTTTTTAATGCCTTCCGACTGTGACTCCCGCCATCCAAGCCGGTGCAGTTCGGCGTGTGGAAAAACGTGTCTCCATCCGGCAATCCAGATTCGATCGCGCTGGTGCGGCGCTCCGACATCGGCTGCTCCCAACACGCCCCATCTCGCATCAAACCCCATCGAGGCCAAGTCTCCGAGAACTCGTCCAAGTCCCCTAGAAGTGAGCATTGGTGAGTTTTCCACGAAGACGTATTTTGGTCGTACTTCGTGAATGATCCTTGCCATGTGTGACCACATTCCTGATCGCTCTCCGTCAATTCCTGCGCCTTTTCCTGCGGCTGAGATGTCTTGGCATGGAAACCCGCCAGATACGACGTCAACAATCCCTCTCCACGGCCTTCCGTCAAAGGTTTGTACGTCATCCCAAATCGGGAAAGTCGGGAGAAAGCCGTCATTTTGTCTGGCGCACAGTACGCTTGCTGGATACGGTTCCCATTCGACTGCACAGACTGTTCTCCATCCGAGGAGATGTCCCCCAAGTATTCCTCCACCAGCGCCTGCGAAAAGAGCCAACTCATTCATTGTTCCCCCTTTATCCGTAGCCACACTAAAACTTCTTCCCAACTCAACGGTGTCTCGTTTAAGTCTGGTTCACGCAGTCCAAACAGTTTGTAATCTATCTTCAAGCCAATCTCCTCGTATCTTCAGAAAACTTCACTTCATGTTCAGCAGCCCACTTAATCACCTTCTCTATATACTCCGAGAACTCGTTTACACGCAGTTCAGCAGTGCTAGGTTCTAGCATCTTCATGCTTCCGTCTGGTAGTTCGATGATGCGCTCAGGCAAGAACAGTCCTCGCAGGTACTCATGCCACACAGACTGCTCATACGCCTTACCAGGCACTACCTGTTCTGCTATATCACCGAGGATAGACCAGTAGTAGCGATTCTGTTCTAGCGAGCGTTTGGTCTGTCTGATCTCTATGGTGTGGCCGTCAGGCGCAGCGTCTACCATCTGGTGAGCGATCTCACGGTTGTATTTGGTGAGGATCACTTCATATCCTCCTCTGCCATGTGACAGAAAATTCCGCACTCGATTGCTTGTTCTGTTGGGTAGTCACCAGCGTTTTTAGGCAAATCTGTTAGCCAAATACGTTCTCCGTTATGCTTGAGAATCTTGGCGTTTAGTGTGCGCTCCATCTTTGCCATTCGGTCAAACTGTTCTGGGAAATCGTGTCTGATTTTGTTCCAGTACCCTAGACCGCCTTTTACACAGCCTATGCAGTTGTTGTTCTGGTAGCCAAGTTTATACATTGCAGGTAGTTCTATGCCAGCGCGTTCTAGGATTGCTAGGCAGTCCTGCTTTGTAAGGTTCTTCTCTATCAGAATCGACCACAGGTTTACGTCGTTGTTAGCGTCTATAAACCGATCTACTCGGTCTTGCTCCTCTAGCGTGTAGCCAAATACTTGGCGATCACCAGCCTGCTCAAACTTCTTCCGCATCTCTTTCTTTAGAAGACGAGTGCATGGCGCACCTGCTACGCCTACAAGGTACTTTGTCTTTTCAAACACCTCATAGATACTTCCGTTGTACTTCTCATTACGAATAACCTTAATTTCTTGCCCAAACCATTTCTCGCAGTCGTCCTTGAACCGCATATTGTCTGGATGTTCTTCGCGCACATGGCAGTACACAATTTCTACTGGCACTTCTGCAAGCGCAAGTTTTGTAGCCACAGCAGATGCAGCGCCACAGGAAAACCAGCAGATAGTTCTCATGCGGCCTTCATAGCGGCTCTCATAACCGCGATCTTAAAGTGTGGGAAGGTTTCAAAGTCGTCGGCACTTATGCCTAACTCTTGACCTTTTGCTACGATTCCTGATGCGGTCTCGTGCCACGGCTTCTCGTTGACTACGCCTGCTAGTTTCACTTCCATTTCGTCGGCCCACCTATGGCCTCGCAACCATGAACCTGGTAGTGGCACATAACCTTCCATCCAAGTCTTGCTCTTAGACTGGTTCACAATTGCAGCGATTAGCACAGACAAACTCGGACGAGCGTCTATCGTTTGCTGCCAAGCCTTTTTTGCGTCTGGTTTGTTTTGTTTTTTAGGGAATGCTGTCCAGAACTCGTCAAACAGTTTCATATCATCTGAGCGACGGTTTAGTTCTTTAGCGATAGCAGCGATTGCTTTCTCGCGCTTCGCTTCCCACTTAGTACGATCAACCTTTGTATAGACCTCTAAGTACTTCTTGAGATCCTCAAGTAACTTTTGCGACATTGTTCCTCCTCAGAAAGTCTGACGCGATTTAACTTTACGGTACTACTATAAACTGGTTTTTTGCATTGCGTTGGACAATAAAACGACCACCGACAAATTCGTAAATTTGTCGAACCTGCATGGAGATGTATCCCGTAACGACGGTACTCTAGGTAGCCATGCCCACATCTAGACGGATCTCGCAGGTGTCGTCCCTCGCTCCGTGGCTACTTATTCCACGGCCTCGATCCCATCCCCGCCTTTTTCAATACGCTGGCGTTTCGCGCATCGCAAGATACTGGTTGCGCCCACACACAAATTATAAGCAATCCACTAAAAAACTATTGGTAAGTTTTTCTTATGGATAACCCTAATTTAGTTCAACAGTTTTTAACGTCCAGCCAGCCTTCAGTTTTCCCCACCCGTGGACGTGAACCTTCCACCCAGATTTTATAAGTTCTGGATAGTACTCGTTCTCCTCGATCTTCTTGACCCTGGCAGACACGTTCCCACGGCTGGTGGTCTGTACGCCTATCGTATGCCCGTGTCCGATAGCCAAAATGTCTATGCAGTTCCACAGGTCTATGCGCTTACGGGAATATGGACACCAGCGCTCCACGATCCAGCAACGGTAGCCCTGCTCGCGCAGGTAGGCTAGGGATCTCTGGGTAGGACTCATACAGTAGTTTATACAGTATAGGGTTATCCCTAGTCAAATTTCTTACAAAACCCACACAACCTTACAAAATAAATGTAAGATTCTGTTCATGGCAATAACGCCAGGTTTGAAGGAGAAAAAAATGCAAAACACAAATGTAAAAATTGATGGGTCTGTAAAGATTGGAAACGGCGCAAAATTACACAAAGCATATAAAGACGAAAAAAATCATTTATGGATTTGCTGTGGATGCCCAGGCACACAACAAGGCAGCGCATATCATCGGGCAAGATTTTTTGTAAATGTTGAACCAACTTGCAAAAACTAACCAACGGGGCTTCGGCCCCTGCTCTGAGGAGGGCAAAATGTTTAGACCAAATCCAGATGAGTACTACATCCCAGAAGACAAGAAGTATCCGTCCTGGGTGCAGAAGTTGTACGACGAGCAAGACAAGGCACAAGAGCGCCTAGATTGCTTAGAGAAGGCAGTAGTCCCAGAGCAGGACTGGCAAACCGTAGAAGACGAGATGACCAAACTCTACGACAGACTGAATGAGATTCGTTCTCAATTAGGGGACTACGCATGACCGCCGCCGAATACCACCAGCAGCAGTTGGAGCAGCAGGAGGAAGAAGAACTTGAATACCAGTCAGAAACAATAAAGAAAAACAGGGAGTTTCAATTCAAAGAAGCAATGTCAATCAAAGATGAGATGTCAGAAAACCACGCAAAAATGATTGCTTGTGCTCATACTATTAGGGACTCTAAGAATGACCATCAGTTTGTAAGAATTGCTATAAAATATTTATTAGAGGCTTTAGATGAGTACGAAACTTTAACGAGGAGAGTGAAATGAACACAGGTGTAGTCAATATCAGGGGCAAGGAGTACCAGACCGTAGCCTTGCGGGTGCAGAAGTTCCGCGAGGCGCACCCAGACTGGTCGCTGACCTCAGAGGTTCTGTTCCGTGATGAGGACTGCGTTGTTATGAAGTCAATCATTGCTGACGAGACTGGCCGCATCCTGGCTACAGGACACGCAGAGGAGTACCGCAAGTCCAGCCAAATCAACGGCACGTCTGCCCTTGAGAATGCAGAAACTTCAGCCCACGGTAGATCGCTGGCGGCACTAGGGATTGGCGGTACTGAGTTTGCGTCTGCCAACGAAGTACAGAACGCCATTCATCAGCAAGCACCCAAGAAAGTCCAAATCAACACGTTTGTAAAGAAAATAGAGGAATCGGAAAATGTTGAACAACTCAAAGCAAATTTCAAAGAAGCGTTTAGCGCAGCACAATCTGACGCAGCGGCAATTGCTGCTATCACCGTTGCTAAAGACAAGCGCAAGTCAGAACTGGCTGCTTGAGGGTCTGCCGTTCCTGGCAGTTTGCGTACTTGGCTATCTTATAATGGTGATGCTATGACTGACCTACGCAAAGGAGCAGAGATGGCGTTGAAAAGGTTGGAGCGCAGAGAGAGCGAATTACACAAAGCGAGAGCAGAACTACGCCAAGCACTAGCAATGGAACTGTTCAGCGAGGTTAGCCAAGAGATTGAGGAGGCTCTGAAGCAACCAAAGCGTGAATGGGTTGGGTTGACTGACGAGGAACTTCAAGATATTGCTAAAAACTTTAGTGCATTTATGACATTTGGTTTTGCAAGGGCAATTGAAGCCAAACTAAAGGAGAAGAACACATGAATAACATAGGAGGTACAAATGTATGAGGCTGAACACGTTGTTAAACTCGGTGATATCGCTCGCGATCTCCAGCGCGAACTGGCTCACGCGTACGATCCGAACAGAAGCAGGATTGTCCAACTTTGCCAAGAAGCCGAAAACCACATCCTTGCGGTCTACCGTTGGGCGAACGCGATCCATGAAGACGAATAGTGTTTCTAAGATCCTAGACCCAAACTGGTCTAAATTTCAGTACGTCCCCGCAGCCAAGACTGACTTGCGGGAGTCTATGGAACGCTACAAGAGGATGGTGGATGGTGGAAGCAGTCGAGAGGTACGTCCTGGAAAGGAAACGGCCAGTCACGAGCAAGCAGATCGCGGAGTACTTCTTGATTTCACGAAGTTACGCGAACCAGTTATTACGGAAGTCAAAAAACGTCGGGGTTAAAAGAATTGGACGAGAGAACTATTACTCGGAAAGGTATCGAGGGGCAAGTTGAAAGGGCTGCGGTTCGGATCACGGGCGAGAAGTTTTGTAATTCCTGTCAGCAGTACAGAAACATAGAAAACGGTCGGCTTATACAACGCGGAGAGAGGATGCGGCAATGGAAATGTTATGGTTGCTTGTCGGATGCGCGATTACGGCATGGGTTGTAGGGGGTATCTGGTTTGTATATACCTGCCGAAAAGCGCCAAGTTGCTGTGAGATTTTTGGAGATTGTAATCAAGGACGCAATTGTCCGATTAGAGGAAAGTGCAATGAAGAACACAACACGCATCTATGACTTTGTAACCAAATCGGGTACGCCTGTAACCCTAAAGCAGATTCAGGTGGCACTAGAGATGAAGCCAGGCATTGCAAGCGGTTCTCTGGCCTCCCTGATGTCTGCGAACAAAGTAGCCAGGGAACAGGTCAGCCGAGCCGAAGGTAGCACCGGAAGAAAAATCCAATGGGCGTACAAACCTGTTGCAAATCCGCAACAAAATTGATATGATTGTCGTCGGAGTAGTCCGTCCTCCTCCGGCGCTCCTTCAAGCCCAAGACCCCTGCATCGCCTCACGGCCTTGTGGGGGTCACCTTTTTAGGACTAGCAAATGAAACCGACGATAGTTATTGGCCTTCTTGGTGGTGGAAAACACGGCAAGAAGATGGAAGGCGGTCTACTGGAGCCAGAGATGGAAATGCCAGAGGCTATGATGGACAAGGCAATGAACTCCGAGAACAAGGCCAAGGCGGTTATGAAGGCTTCCTACGGCCCCGCTACTGGCGCTGACAAGTGTAAGCATTGCGAGTACTTCAATACCGACATGGCTGAACTGAAGAAGGGCGACGGCTTCTGCGAACTGTGGGAGTTCACCTGTTCCGAAAAGAACACATGCGCTGCCTACGAATTCAAAGAAGAAGAAGAAGGGGAAGAAGAAGGCGAAGAAGAATCCGAAGATTAACAATTCCACCCACGCCTTCTGGCATGACGGATTACAATGCCGTCTGGAAGTCCAAGCGCACCAGGGTGGCTTCTATTTAGGAGTGTAAAGTGCCGAGCGTATCCAAAGCCCAGAACCGTTTTATGCAAGCCGCAGCCTCTAGCGGCAAGATGGCCAAGAAGTTAGGTATTTCTCAGTCAGTTGCCAAGAAGTTTGTAAAGGAGACTGGCTCCATGAAGAACAAGCCTGAGTATAAGAAACCAAAGAAGTGACGTTCCAGAAACAAGGCTCTCCAAGGATCTATAAGGCTCTCTGGGAGGCTTGTAAGGCTAAGGTATACCCAGACATAGACCGTTACGAAGAATCGACTGGCTACCCCATAGACAAGGACTGGTATCACAACCTAGCCCTGCACACCCAGGTAGTGATGAAGGGATCAGAACTTTGCTATGAACACGGGCGTGTTTTATACAGTACTCTCCGACGGTTCTTGGAAAGCAGAGACTCTGTCCGAGTTGTTGAGACGGGAACGGCGCGAGGCTTCTCGGCGCTATGTATGGCAAAGGCGATCCAAGATTCAGGCAAGACGGGAAGCATCGTTACGCACGACATCCTCCAGCACAATGTAAAGATGTACTGGAACTGCATAGACGACCACAACGGGCAGAAGACCAGAGCAGAACTTCTGGAACCGTGGTCAGACATTATCAAATTTGTTAAGTTTGTAACCGGAGACAGTAAGGTTACATTCCAGCCACAGGAGTGCGACTTCGCATTTTTAGACGGAGCGCACACATACGAGGATGTAAGGAGCGAATATGCAAAACTTAAAAATCCGCGAGTGGTTGTCTTCGATGATTACACGCCTACGCAATTTCCTGGAATCTGTCGTGCTGTGGACGAAATCGGCAGTCAAAAAGGTCTTAGCAAAGTTTTCCTGAGATCTAATCGGGGCTATGTAATCTATGAAAATCAAGGAAGCGGCAAAGAGGTTCGAGGCTTATGACAAACGGACAAACAAAAAGATGGCCGAACATAATCGGTCTGGTGGAGATGTTCGCTCGCCTGTTCGGACGACCAAAGGCGCAAGCCAAGGCGACCAGTACGACCGAGCCAAGTTCATCTACCGCAAAGCCGCCCAAGCCCTTACTGCTGGACACAATCTGCAAGACAAGAGCGGAGCGCCTACTCCAGCAGCAATGCAATTCAAGCGCTGGGGAGCCAAAGTCCCCAAAAACCAAGAAGATCTCCGCTCGCTCAAAGCCCTCGGCCAAAGGCTCAAAGACCGCTACAAGCCGAAAGAAAAGTAAGAATGGCTGACCTATCCGCACCTCAACAAACCGAGTGGCTACGCAAGTTTGCGGCGCTTCTTAAGGGGCGAGAGGAAGTCCAGGCGCAGATGAATCCCACAATGATGGGGGCGCTCATGGATCTGATCCTGCCGTCGTCCCAGTTCGTTGAGAAGGCTTCTTACGGCGACCCGTTGTTCCGTATGCCCCCGTCTGGGACCGGCGGTTACATTCCTATCACGGCTGATAAGGAGTACGCAGCAGAGGCAGCCGGCCTTATTCCTGTGGCCGCACCTGGCGCAAAGAAGGCGTCCGACGTTGCCAGCAAAATTGTAAGAGAGATACAGAACCAGCCTCCTGTTGGGGCTATTGGTCCTCGGGTAACAAAGTTTGGCGACGTAAGTTATGACCAAAGGTTTGACCCAAGAATAAAAGAGCAGCCTCGGATTAAAGAAACAACCACTACAGTAGACGAGACTGTAAACCTAGATGTTCCGGCAATTCCGCTTACACAATTTGAGGGTTATCCGTTCATTACGAGTATGTCAGACCGTACCGCAGCAGGTGGGTTGCTGACGTCAATAAATGACGTTGCCTTGAAACGCCCAGTAAGGTTAGGTGGCGGTCAAGACTTCATGTTTGAAAATCCATTTGTATGGGCATCGGCAAAAGGTCCGGTAAAGCAGATCATGAACCAGGCCCAAGTACTGCGCGAAGTTACTGGTAAAGACCCACTTTATATGCCGTGGCGCATGGCCCCAACAGGCGGAGACTTCGCCACTATGACTGGCGAAACAATGCTTTCATACGCTGAGAGCGCATTACCAAAGAGTATAAAAAAGCAGATGGACAAGGAAATTAAAAAGATTGTCCCTGACTGGAAAGGTATAGATTCACCGGAGAGCATTAAACAGTATCAATCGTTCTCGGATGCAAACCGTAAAAAGATTAAGCAGACGTTGGACGTCGAGTTCAGGGATGTTGGCGGCTTAAACATTGGACAAGCCAGACTTGCGGTGTCAGATCCAAAGCAACTTGGCGGATTTGATGCCCAGATTATGAACATTGGAAGGATCTTCGCTGACAAACCAATGATTGAGGCTTCTGGTCACGCTTCTTACCCAAAGGGAGTACCAGGCGAAGGATTAGGAAGGGTAGATAAAGACATCAACATATTTCAGTTGCTGCCTAAGGTTGTAGAGGAGCGCGGCATACCCTCTGCAACTTCCCCAAGACAAACCGACATTCGGGCGCTACAAATGAAGCCTTATGCCGGAATCCTGGATGAGGAAACTCTCAGGCTCCTCGGGTATTAAACAAATACTTTGGGTCGAACTGATCTGCTAGTTTTTGGCTAAACCGCTTACTAATAAAGTTCTTGACCTGCTCTGTAGTCACGGAATCAATCCTACTGGCGACGCAGAATGTTTCGTGAAGGGTCAAGGCTTCGAGCATTGACTTAGACATTTTTACATCTGTGTTTACAATTGGCGACATAAAACCTCCTCATGGTTTGTAAGATTATACCATTTATCTAATAATCAAACTGTTGTAAACTAGCAACACACTTAACCGAACAACCTTAGAGGATTCGGACATGGAACAAAATAAACAAACGGAAGAAATTGGAACCGGAGCACCTGGCCCTGGCAGACCTAAGGGGTCAGTCAACAAGGCAACGGCAAAGGTTCGTGAAGCAATAGCAAGGATGGCAGACGACAACGCAGATAACTTTGCGCTGTGGCTGTCACAGGTAGCGTCATCTAGCCCTGAGAAGGCTTGCGACATTTACCTGAGGGCGATTGAATACCACATACCTAAACTGGCTAGGACTGAGCATACAGGCGCAGAGAACGGCCCGATCACCCTCAAGGTGGTCACGGGTATATGACAGAGCAGGTAGTTGAAACAGGATACAAGCCAAGACCACAACAGCGGCAGATTCATACCGCCGTGGCAGAGAACAGGTTTGTGGTGGTGGTCGCTCATCGACGTATGGGCAAGACTGTGGCTGCGATCAATCAACTTATTCACAGCGCACTCCAATGCGAAAGACCAAACCCACGGTTCGGCTACATCGCCAGCACCTACGGGCAAGCAAAGCGAGTGGCGTGGGATATGCTCTGTGACTTCACGCGGCCACTTAACCCTACTGTCAACATCTCGGAATTGCGGGTTGACTTCTTCGGAAGGCGAATCCAACTCTACGGTTCAGACAACGCAGAGACGCTCCGAGGGCAGTACTTCGACGGGATCGTGATCGACGAGATTGCCGATCAGAACCCGAAGACATGGAACGAGATTATCCGACCTGCATTGGCAGACCGGCACACGCCAGAGGCTCCAACGTGGGCGCTGTTTCTAGGAACGCCTAAAGGTGCAAACCACTTCAAAGACTTCCGAGATCGAGCAGAGAAAGAACCGAACTGGAAACTCCTTGAGTTCAAGGCAAGCGAGACTGGCTTACTACGCCAAGAGGAACTCGACGCGGCCCGTCTGGAAATGGGTGAGAGCAAGTACAAGCAAGAGTTTGAATGTTCCTTCGATGCCCCAGTTGAGGGTGCGTACTACGCAGGGATCATCCAAACGCTCGCTGCCAACCGCTTCCAAGAGTTCCCAGAAGATCATCTGTGTAAGACTTACACCGCTTGGGACTTGGGTGTGGGCGATAGTACGGCTATCTGGGTTTGCCAGGTTGCTGGTCAGGAAAAGCGCCTAGTCAATTACTACGAGAACCACGGAGTCGGATTAGATAACTATGTCAGATGGATCAAAGAAAACGGTTACGCGACCGCTGAACACATCCTTCCCCACGACGTCGAAGTTAGAGAACTGGGAACAGGTAAGAGCAGAAAAGAGGCTTTACAGGATCTGGGACTCAACATTCAAGTGTGTCCGCGCATATCTGTCGATGATGGGATTCAAGCGGTTCGAAGAACCCTCCCGTTTTGCTGGTTTCACCCAAGGACTAAACAAGGACTCGACGCGCTAAAGAACTACCGCAGAGAGTACGATGAGAAGCGCAATGTCTTCTACGACAAACCGCTCCACGACTGGTCAAGTCACGGCGCAGATGCTTTTAGATACTTAGCAGTAGGATTGAACACAACAAGTGACTGGGGCAAGCCCCTCGCAGTACCAACCAAATGGATCGTATAGGTCATGAAAATGGACGAAATTCAACTCAAAGGAATGTTAGATAACGAGATCGACAACGCTCTCGGCTATCTGGACACCGAAACCACAGAGCAACGTCGTCAGGCTATCAAGTCCTACAACCGCGATCCTTACGGAAACGAGGTAGAGGGACGCTCTCAGATCGTGACAGGCGAGGTGGCAGAGGCAATTGACGGGGCTATCCCTCAGTTGCTCCGCATCTTCACGCAGTCCGACGAGGTGGTGATGTTTGAGCCGAAAGGCCCAGGCGACGAGGAAAAGGCTAAACAGGCGACCGAGTACTGCAACTGGGTGTTCATGAACGAGAACCCAGGTGTCACCATCCTGCACGACTGGATCAAGGACGCGCTGATCTACAAGAACGGCATCATCAAGGTCTGGTGGGAAGATATGACCGAGGTGAACACCGAGTCCTACGAGAACCTGAGCCAAGACGAACTGACCATGCTTCTGTCTGACGGACAGTACGAGATCGTCAGCCAAGAAGAAATCCAGATTGGAGAGGTTCCTGCGCCCGTACCGCCGATGATGCAGGGCGTGGCAGGGTTGGATATGCAGATGGGCATGGAACCCGCTATGGTTCCCGTATACGCCTACAACGTCAAGATCAAGAAGATCGACAAGAAGGGTCGCGTGGTCATTGAGAACCTAGCGCCCGAAGAATTTATCGTCAGCAAGAAGACACGTCTGCTTTCTGATAGCCCGTTCTGCGCTCACCGCCGTCTGGCTACCCGTTCAGAACTGGTGGCTATGGGCTTCCCCAAGAAGGTCGTAGACGACCTGCCGACGTACAACGACTTGGAGTACACGACAGAGCGCGTGGCTCGCTTCTCTAACGGAGAGCAGCCGGACGATCCTAGCCTTGACCCGACCATGCAAGAGATCGAGGTCTACGAGGCTTACATGAAGGTGGACTACGACGGTGATGGAATCGCTGAACTGCGCCGTATCGTCTATGCTGGCCACGAGATCCTGGAGAACGAGGAGACAGACTACGTTCCGTTCTGCTCGCTCTGCCCTATCCCGATGCCGCACAAGTTCTACGGCCACAGCCTTGCAGATCGTGTAACCGACCTCCAGTTAATCAAGACTACGATTACCCGTCAGATTCTGGATAACTTGTACCTGTCTAACAACGCTCGGATGATGGTTGTGGATGGTCAGGTAAACCTAGACGATATGCTGACCGTAACTCCTGGTGGCGTGGTGCGGGTCAAGAACCCCAATGCCGTGACACCGATTACGGTTCCTCTGGTTGCCGGTCAAGCCTTCCCGATGCTGGACTACATGGATCAGATTCAGCAGAAGCGCACAGGCGTTACCCAGGCTTCTCAGGGCTTAGACCCCAACATTCTGCAAAACACTACCGCGACAGCCGTGGCGATGATGCAAAACGCCGGAGCCGCAAGGATTGAACTGATTGCTCGTATCTTTGCCGAGACAGGCATCAAAGACCTGTTCCGCAACATCCTGCACCTAGTCTGCAAGTATCAGGACAAAGAGCGCATCATCCGTCTGCGTGGCAAGTTCGTTGCTATCGACCCACGAGAGTGGTCTAACGAGTACGACCTGTCCATCAACGTCGGTCTTGGAACCGGCTCCAAAGAGCAGCAGATGGCTATGATCGCAATGATTCTGGACAAACAAGAACGGATCATCCAGCAGTACGGCCCTGCCAATCCTCTGGTGTCCGTAGGTCAGTATCGGTCAACACTCGGCAAGATGATCGAAGCCGCAGGGTTCAAGGATTCGTCCGAGTTCTTCCGCGAGATCACTCCTGAGATTGACCAAGCCCTGTCAAACCCGCCGCCACAGCAACAGCAACAGGTTGACCCAATGGTCGAGGCAGTAATGGCTCAGACACAGGCTCAGATCCAAGCAATGATGGCTAAGGCCGAGGCAGATATTCAGGTCAAGCGCGAGAAGGCGATGGCAGATATTGCACTTGCACAAGAGAAGGCCGCAGCCGAGATCGAACTCAAGCGCCAAGAACTAGCAGCACAGACAAGCATTGATGCAACAGCCGCAGGTATTCGTGCGGTAAGGGGAATGTAATGGATTACAACTCGTTTCTGATGGGCGCTTACCGAGACCAACTCGGACGGGAACCTGACCAGGGTGGATTGCAGTTCTACATCGACCAATTAACCAAAGGCGCGAAAACTCAAGAGCAGATCATTGCCGAACTCAACCAGTCGTTAGAAGGTCAGAATTACGACACTCAAGTCCTCACATCCGGCTACCGTAGCCTGTTTGGGCGCAATCCTGAGCAAGAGGGTTACCAGTACTGGATGAGCCGCGTACAGACCGATCCTGCTATCTCTGCGGCAGTTGTGAACGACTATCTCCGTGGTGGCGCTGCCGGTACGGACATTGTTGCGGCGCAAAGCCCGCAGACGTTTGATGCCATGATGGTTTCTGCACTAGAAGCAGACCCGTTCGGTGGCCGTCGCGCTACGCAGGACATCTACAACGTCCCGTCAGACGCGGCCAATATCTCCATGATGGGTCAACAACAGGTGGCTTTTGTAAACCCTGTCACGCAGGCTCCGATCATCTCCACTTTTGACCCCGTTACCGGAACCTACACGTTCACCGAAGGTAACCGGACGCTATCGCCTGGTCGCGTAGCCGAGGCTATCTCTATCGCCCGTGGCTCTGGTGCGCTAAGTGGAGTCGAGGCAGACGGTCTGATGAACCAGTTACAGTTTGCTACGCCTGAGAACATTTATGACACCCTTGCCGCACCCCAGGCTGGTGTTGTTATCGACCCCAGATTCGGTATGCAACTAGGGGAAGACGCAAACATGGCTACAGCGCGAGCAGAAGCCGCAGAACGGGCTACGGTCTTGGCCGCTATGGATCAGTCCTACGCTCCTGCCTACGATCAGTTTGGCAACCAACTGGTAGCCGCCGGTCAACAGAACCCGTTTGCTCCCGGCAATTACGCCGCCCCGACGATGGTTCGTCAGGGTGACATCACGACACCGCAGAACTTTGGTCAGCAGTTAGGCCAGACGATTAACCAGTCCTTTGCTGGCTCTAACTTCTTGGGTGCGCCGGTAACGCCAGGGTTCTACTCTGAGCGCGGGTTCGAGCCGACCTATGTCCCGTTTGCCGCAGGTCAGCCCCAGTTCCGATCAGGTGTTGCAGGGTACGCGCAGAATATCCCGCAGGGCTTCCAGTTCGGTATGCCAGGGGTTGTGTCGTCATTTAACCAATTTATGCCTGGCCCGTTTGACCGTGGGATTATTGACTCGGAAGGCAATTGGAAGCCAACGCCAAGTCCGGCGCAAGCGGCTTATGACGAGACGCAGAACATTGATTCTTCAGAATACGACGGATGATCGAAAACCCACACCTACGGGCAGCAACCCTGCTCAACGATGACTTTTTCAAGGATGTTGTAAAAAAGCAACGAGAGTTGTATATTAACAACGTTCTAAACTCGGACGAAGATGCGGTGGATGTACGGGAGAGATCCCTGCAAAAACTGCGTGGATTAGACGAGTTTATCGCTTCGCTTCAATCCATGTCCGCATCAGCGGAAATCAAGGAAAAGCGTTGGAAGATTTTTTAACAACCTAAGAGGTCACAATGGACGACACCAATCCGCAAGGAAGTGTTAAAACAGTAAGAGATGCCGCTGGTGCATTTCTCGGAATGATGGAGCCAACGGAGCCGCAAGGCCAACCGGAAGCACCGCAGGAGGAAATCCAAGAGCAGGAGTACGAGGCTTCTGGAGAGTACGAAACCGAGGAAGCAGAGCAAGGCGAGGAATCCTACGAGGAACCTCAACAAACCCCCAAGTACCGCGTGAAAGTTGATAACGAGGAACTGGAGGTTGACGTTGACGAACTCATTAAAGGCTATTCCCGCACATCGGATTACACAAAAAAGACTCAAGCCCTCGCAGAACAACGCAAGGCAATTGAGGCTGAAAAGTCTAAGGTTGAAGAAGCCGCAAGACTCCGTGACCAATACGCCCAACGACTCCAAGTGATCGAGCAGATGCTCACACAGAGTCCGCAGGAAGATCTAGCCGCACTTAAAGAGACTGACCCCATTGGCTACGCCGTGAAAATGGCAGAGCAAGTGGAGCGCGAGAAGCAACTCTCTGCGGTTCGTCAAGAACGGATGCAACTGGCACAACGCCAACAGGCCGAACAACAGCAACGCTTACAAAGCCACCTGTCACAGGAAGCGGAACGCTTACGCGCCGCCATCCCTGATATGGCAGACGAGGTTAAAGGCGAGGTAGTTCGGAAGGAAATCAAAGACTTCGCGAGGTCGATTGGTTTCTCTGAGCAGGAGTTGTCGCAGGTCTATGACCATCGTGCAGTTCTGACTCTTTACAAGGCTATGCAGTACGACAAATTGCAGAAGTCCAAGCCAGCAACCGCCAAGCGTGTTGCCGAGGCTCCTAAGACTCTGCGCCCTGGAACGACTCAACAGAGCAATCCAGACCAAGATGCCGTCAAGAAACTTAAAGGTCAACTCAAAAAGACCGGCAAGCAACGAGACGCAGCCAAACTATTTGAACGCTTTTTATAAGGAATTATCATGCCTACGTTTACAAGATTTGATGCAGTTGGAGCACGGGAAGATTTGGCGGATGTCATATACAATATCTCCCCACAAGATACGCCCATTATGAGTTCCATCGGTAAGGGCAAAGCAACTGCCGTTTACCATGAGTGGCAGACGGACTCCCTGGCTTCTGCTAACACCTCCAACGCTGCTGTTGAAGGCGCAGACGCTTCTGCTGCAACCCTGACCCCGACGACCCGTATCGGTAACTACACCCAGATCGTTCAGAAGACCGTTCAGGTTTCTGGCACTCTGGAGGCTGTTGACAAGGCTGGCCGTAAGTCTGAGAAGGCTTACCAGTTGGCTAAGGCTTCTGCCGAACTGAAGCGCGACATCGAGGCAATCATCACCGCTAACCAGGGTCAGTCTGCCGGTAGTTCTGGCTCTGCTCGCCTGCTCGGTTCGCTCCTGTCGTACATCAAGACCAACACCAACAAGAACGCTGCAAGCACGTTCTCTACTGACCCCACAACGATCGGTGTTTCGACTCGTGGCGACGGTGCTACCCGCACTTTCCAAGAGTCCATGCTCAAGGATGTGGTTCAGAAGGTGTTTTCGTCAGGCGGTACGCCCACTCTGTTGGTCGTTCCTCCCGCACTCAAGCAGGTTGTCTCTGGCTTCCAAGGTCTGTCGCAGCATCGCTATAACAGCAATGCAACTGGCGACATCACCATTCTGGCTGGCGCTGACCTGTATCAGTCGGACTTCGGTGTTCTCCAGATCGTTCCGGATCGCTTTATGCGTAGCCGTGACGCGCTGGTTCTCGATCCTGAGTACGCATCGCTCAACTATCTCCGTCCGTTCATGACCAATGATCTGGCTAAGACTGGTGACAGCGAGAAGACTCAGATCCTCGCCGAACTGACGCTGGAAGTGAAGAACGAAGCCGCTCACGGTATCGTTGCAGACCTTTCCGCTACCTAAAAAGTAGAGTAGAATGTGGGGCGGAGCAATCCGTCTCACATTTTTGGGGCTAATGTGAAAAAACTAGGTACAGACGTACACAAGGGTACGGTTAAGTCGTACTACGCAGACGGCGAGGGTGGGCTGGTAATCAAGTCCGAGACAGACATAACGCCGTTCATAGAGAAGAACAAAGCAGAATACGCACAGATCGACAACAAGGCGAAGTGGGGCGAACTTACAAAGATCGCTTCTATACCGTTTGCTGTGATCCAGATGCTGAACGAGAAAAAGATTCTGCGAGGATTCCACATCGTTGACCAGAAGGCTCTAAAGGCTTGGTTGAACGATCCGGAGAATCAGTATTTCAGGACGCGCCCAGGGCGGGTGTAGGAGGTAGCATGGCTAAAAAGAGGGTGGCCATCTGTATCCCTAGCAGGGGTGAGATGGAGATTGGCACAGCGTTTGACCTGGCCAATATGGTTGGGTTTGACAGTCGTTACCGCAAAGGAGACACGGTTCTCTACACGGTCAACGGCACATTGATATTCGATCAGCGCGAGAAACTCGTAAAAGAGGCGCTGAATGACGGTGCGGATTACATTCTCTGGATAGACGCAGATATGCGTTTCCCAAAGGATACGATCCAAAGGTTGATCGCACACAACAAAGACATCGTAGGCGTAAACGCCACTACTCGCTCGATCCCTGTAAAGGCTACGGCAAAGAACCTGCTGGTTGACCAAGAGAACCGCGTCAACACATGGAATCAGGTATCGTCTAAGAACAAGACAGGACTAGAAAAGGTCACGGCCATCGGTTGTGGCGTGATGATGGTCAAGGCTGAGGTCTATAAAAAGACTCCGCAGCCGTGGTTTTGGTTCGAGATGCTTCCTGGCGACAAGTTACTAGGCGAGGACGTTTACTTCTGCGTTAAGGCGTATGACGCTGGTTTTGACACTTGGGTAGACCACGGGTTGTCCAACGAGATCGGGCATATCGGGTCTTACACCTTTGGATGGCACGACATTTCATTGGAAAACGAACATGGCTCTGACCAATTACTCGGATCTAAAGACCACGGTAGCCAACTACCTGGGTCGAACGGATCTAACAAGCCAGATACCTGACTTTATCTCTCTGGCCGAACTTCGCCTGTCGCGAGACATCCGTACCCGTAAACTCCTGAAGTCAGTAACAACGACTATGACGGGTGGCGATCCTACTGTGGCCCTGCCTTCTGATTTCCTAGAATTACGAGACATCTACCTAGACGGAACCCCACGGATCTCCGTGTCGTATCTGTCGCCAAGTTCATTTACCCGTGATGCTCGCGCTACCGACGGTGGCCGTCCGGTGTTTTACACGGTGCTAGGGCAAGAGTTTGAGTTTGCTCCGATTCCTGACAGCAACTACACGGTAGAACTGCTGTACTACTTCAAGCCCACAGCAATGTCGGATTCTGTCGCAAGTAACGAGTTCCTGGCGAACTATCCAGACGCACTCCTGTACGCCAGTCTTGGTGAGGCCGAGCCTTATCTGATGAACGATGCCCGTATCGGTACATGGGCAGCGATGTATGACCGCGCAATCGCCCGTATCAACACGTCTGACGAGAACTCAGAATATGCTGGCGCTCCCCTTTCAATGTCCGTCACAACGAGGTAATCATGTCTGAAATGTCGAACTACTTGGAGAATGGCCTACTTAACGCCGTTCTCCGCAATACTTCTTACACATCACCGTCAACCGTTTTCGTGGCTCTGTACACGTCAGATCCAGGCGAAGGCGGCACAGGAACCGAGATCTCTGGTGGCTCTTATGCCCGTAAAGACGTGACTTTTGGTGCGCCTAGCAACGGTGTCTGCACGAACTCGTCTGCGGTTGAGTTTGCCCAGGCTACTGGCACATGGGGAACCGTGTCGCATATTGGTCTGCACGATGCAATTACGACAGGCAATCTCCTGTTTTACACGGAACTCACGACTTCCAAGACCATTGAGTCTGGCGACATCTTCAAGATCGCTGCTGGTTCATTGAGCGTTACCCTTGCCTAATGCCGCTTACCTTAGAGCAGTTAGACCAGTTCGGCACTCTGGAGTCGATGCCGCAGTATTCGCTCGACCACGACTGGTACGCTGACAAGGTTTGCGGTAATTGGACGTTAGACGAACTTAACAATTTTGGTAACTTAGACACCATCCAGATCTCGCTAGATAGCGCGGTCTGGGGAACGGCGTGTATCTACCTAGACGCACCGGCGGCGGTAACGGCTAGTGCTAGTGTGGCGGCAAGTGCTGTACGGGAAAGAACCGGAGAGGGACTGATCGTCTCCTCTGCTACCGTATCTGCTGACGGCTTTGCGATTCTAGGCGGTTCTGCGGCGATTACAGCCGATGCTACGGTTTCGGCTAGTGGCACTAGGGTTCAGCAAGGTCAGGCCGTTATAGAGGCTTCTGGTACGGTTACGGCGAGTGCTATCACGGTCAAGTCCGGCGAGGCACTAATATCGTCTGCCGGCACTATGTCTGCCAGCGCCTTCCGTATTACCGAGGGTGCGGCAAGTATTACTTCTGCGGCAACTGTTGTTTCTACGCCACAGAGGGTACGGACGTTTGAGGGATTGATCTCTGCCAGCGGGTCGATGGAAGGTAATGCAATCCGCTTACGCACCGGAACAGGCGACATCACGGCAAGTGCTACGGTGTCCTGTACGGCTGGATTTGAGGCGCAGGGTGAGGCAAACATTACCGCTACCGCTACGGTGGTGGCTAACGCCAACGCGGTATTTGTTGCAAACGCACAAGTTACGGCAAGCGCAACGGTTTATGCCGATGGTCGGATTCTTGGTGACGAGTGGAACCCTGTAACGCCAGGGGCAAATACTTGGAACCCGATAGCGGTGGGAAGTGAGACATGGACGACGGTCGCAACAGACCCAAATACCTGGACGAACGTGCCGGTGTCGTCTAACACTTGGACAACTAAATCTGCTGGAAACAACACATGGCTCGCATAGAATTTAAGGATTGGTTGCCCGATCAGCCTGGACTCACAGGGGTCGTCAAAGAGGCGCTAAATGTCGTCCCGCAAGCCGTGGGATATGGCCCTCTCAGGACTGCCGTGGACTATTCTCAGTCGGCCACAGAAGATCTGAACAACGTAGTTGCTGGCCGTAACCCGACAGACGGTAACACCGAGGTGTTTGCTGGCGGTGCTACCAAGTTATTCAAACTTGATTCAACAGACCTCACCTTAGATGACGTTTCTAAGAGTGGTGGGTACGACACACCTCCGGAACAGAAGTGGAGATTCACCCAGTTCGGTAATGTCCTAATTGCAGCCAACGCCGACGAAAAGTTACAAGGCTGGACTCTAGGATCATCTACCGCCTGGGCTGATCTCTCCGCAGATGCTCCTACTGCTCGCTACCTGACTGTGGTGCGGGACTTTGTGGTGGCCGGATACACGTCTGGAACCGATCCGCAGAAGGTGCAATGGTCAGGGATCAACGACGAGACCCAATGGACTCAGAGCGCGACCAATCAGTCCGACTATCAGATTATCCCTGACGGCGGCTCTGTCCAAGGCATTACGGGTGGTGAGTTTGGCCTAGTCCTGATGGAGAAGTCGATCTACCGGATGTCCTATGTTGGAACTCCGGCGATCTTTCAGTTTGACAACATTTCCCGAAACCTTGGGTGCTTTGAGCCTAACTCCATCGTTCAGTACCAAGGTATTACCTACTTCCTGTCGGATGACGGCTTCTACGCCTGTAACGGCTCCGAGGTCATTGGAATCGGCAACGAGAAGGTGGATCGGTTCTTCTTCTCAGATCTGGACGAGGCGTACTCATTCCGGATGTCGGCTACGGTTGACCCGATCAAGAACCTGATCGTCTGGGCATACCCGTCGTCAGGTGGGTCGGGAACCGTAAACCGTCTTCTGATCTACAACTTTGAGGTCAAGAAGTGGTCACGGGCTACGACATCGGTTTCGTTTGTCAGCCAGTCTGCAACACCTGCATTTACCCTAGAGGCGTTAGACGCTTTTGGGACGTTGGATAGCCTGACATCAAGCCTAGACTCCCGTATCTGGACTGGCGGTAAATCTCAGTTCGTAGGTGGCTCTGGAGCCAAGATTGTGACCTTCTCAGGTTCTAATATGACGGGTACAATCAACACAGGCGACCTAGAAATACCAGGTCAGTTTTCGACCATTAACATGAGCCGACCCCTAGTGGATGGCGGTTCAGGATCGGTGGCGGTTGCGACACGACGACTACTCTCAGACGCGGTATCTTTTGGCAGTTATACCGCAGCAGACGCAGAAGGACGAGCAGCGTTTCGTTCTACGGGGCGTTATCACCGGCTATCGGTTCAGCCGTCAGGCAACTGGACTACCGCCATTGGCCTTGACTTCGACATCGTTCCTCAGGGTCAGCGATGACATTTAGGGTTCTACCGTATCAGGGTGGCACACCTCGTGAGATTTCCGAGGTGGTCAATAACCTGATGAACGGTAAGACCAACAACACGGGATCGGTCACGATTGCGACTGGTGGGGCAACTACCACAACAATCACGGATGCCCGTATCGGTCAGGACAGCGTTGTAATCTTGATGCCTACGTCGCAGACAGCGGCGAGCCAGGAGTTTCCTTACGGGTCGTTTAGTAGTACTGCTGACCAGACGATTGCTAGTACGACAACCGCTTATGCGATGACGTATGACACCACGGACTTTTCCGACGGTGTGACGTTGTCTAACAATTCGCGCTTAGTAGCGGGTTACTCTGGGATTTATAACCTGCAATTCAGCGCACAGTTAAACAACGTAAATGTACAAATTCAAGACGCAAGTATTTGGTTCCGTAAGAACGGCACAGACATTCCGAACAGTAACAGCGACTTCTCTATACCAAACAGTCACGGCGGTGCAGACGGACGACTAATTGCCGCGCTAAATCTGTATGTAGATCTGCAAAAAGATCAATATATTGAGATCATGTGGTCTGCTACAAGTACAGATGTGACCCTGCAAGCATTGCCAACCAGAAGCAGCCCTACGCGACCTGCAACGCCATCCGTGATTGCGACAATGCACTATCTGTCTACCAACGGATATACGAGCAACATTTACTTTGACCCGTTTGTATCTGTGACGGGTAAGGGGACGGCGACCGTATCTCATGCGCCGAACACGATTGCTGGCAAGACCTTGGATTACGTCATAGTCGGATGATCGATATACGCGTAGTCCAGCCGACAGAACTTAAATCTTGGTGGCAGTTTGTCAAACCAGGACTAGAAACGATCCTTAAAAAGTCTCCTGAAGACTGGATTCCAGAAGATGTGTACGCGCAGGTGTTCTGCAAGAACGCGCTTCTGTGGGTGTTTGTAGAGGAAAACAGGCCACTAGGTTTTGTGGTGCTAGTGGTCAGACCAGAGACAGTACACGTTTGGTGTCTGTGGTCTGCGGTGCGAGATCGCCTAGAGGAAGGCTCTGAAGTCTTCTGGAAGGCGCTAAAAGAAGCAAATATCAAGCGAGTGACATTCGATACCTGGCGTAGAGGTTGGGATCGTGTCGCAGTCAAATATGGTTTTTCACCCCGAACGTGGGTAAAGGAGTTGACATGAGTGGTGGTGGCGGCGGTACGAATACCGTAACAAGGACAGAACTAGACCCGACGATGAAGCCGTTTGTCCAGTACGGACTAACGGAAGCACAGCGTCTATATTCACAGCCCGATACCCTTCAGTATTACCCTGGACAGACCTTTGTTGGCCCTTCTCAGCAGACGCAACTGGCCCTGCAGGCGGCACAGCAACGCGCCTCTATGGGAAACCCTCTGACTCCCGCAGCGCAACAGACCGCGCTCAACACGATTCAAGGCGGTTTCTTAGGGCCGAATCCGTTTCTGCAACAGGCTCTCCAGCCTGGTTTTGATGCTGCACAGCGTCAGTACGAGGGTTCCGTAAATCAAGCCCTGTCTAACTTCTCCCGCGCTGGTCGCTACGGTTCTGGCGCTATGACGGGCGCTCTAAATCAGGCAGGTGGCGAATACGCTCGCGCTCTGACAGGAGCCGCAGGGACTTTGGGTTACCAGAACTACGCAGATGAACGCGCTCGCCAACAGGCTATGCTCGCCGCTGCACCGCAACTGGCACAAGCAGACTACGCAGATATTCAGCAGATGGCTAATGTTGGCGCACAACAAGAGGCTTATCAGGAAATGGCGATGGCCGATGCGGTCAACCGCTTTAACTTCCAGCAACAGGCTCCCTATACGCGTCTCCAGTCGTTCCTCTCAGCAGCCTACGGTGCTCCGTCAGGGATGCAACAGATCACGCCTGTGTACCGCAATCAACTTGGAAGTGCAATTGGTGGCGCTCTTACTGGCTACGCTCTTGGTGGCGGCCCAGGCGCAGGGGTTGGCGCTATTGCTGGCGGTCTCTTAGGATAAGACATGAGTGGAATCGAGCCAATTATTGCCGCAGAAGCAGCAACGGCTACGGCGGCAGCGGCAAGCACAGAAGCCGCAGCGATAGCGGCTGCAGAAATTGCGGCAGCAGAAGCGGCTGCAGCGGCAGCGGCAGAAGCGGCGGCAACCGCAGCGGCGGCAGAGGCTGGCACAGCCGCAACAGCAGAAGCGGCTTTAGCAGAAGGAACAAAACAAGCGGCTTTGGAGCAGTTTGGAAGTAGCGCTGGTGAGTCTTTGTTGTCAGCAGAGATGGCTCCGCAAGACTATATGGCCCGCGAATTAGCCAGAGAGTCCGCTCTTAATAGTTTTGGGGTTAGCACAGAGGCAATTCTTGAGCAAGAACTACTGAATCAAGAACTTGCTCGGCAAGGAGCGTTAGAGCGTTTTGGTCAAAGCGCATCAGAAATGCTACAAAGCCCAGAGCCAACATTGTTCGATCAGGCTTGGCAAAAGACTTTGACGCAAGGAATGGACGCTGACCTTCCTGGGGCAACTATGCGCTCGATTCAGGCTGGCCTTCAAAACAATGCATTAAACACGCTTGGAAGCCTCCCGCAGTACTTGGGTATGCCAGCACCTCCTCCTGGCGCAGGTAAGGCTTTACAGGCTGCACGACTGCTCTCTCCGCAACAACAAGGCGGCACACGCACAAGCGTTGCTCCTCCGATGATGAACCGTGGCAAAGAAGTGTCTCTGGCCGCTCCCATTTACGGACTGCTTGGTGGCGGTGGACAGATGCCTAAGCGTCGTCGCTTATCACTTATCTAGGATACGCACATGGATGAATACGAACAAATAATGGGACTTCTCGGATTAGACCGAGACAAAGTTCGCCAACAGCAACAGACGCAAGGACTGTTAAACGCAGGTTTGCAACTTCTTGCTGGCTCTGGCTACTCTCCGGTTCGCAGAACCACAGGAGAACTGCTAGGACAGGCAGGGATGGCTGGTATGCAAGGCTACCAACAGGCTGGCGAAAGTGCGATTGATCGTGCGATTAAGGGTATGCAAGTTCAGCAGATGGTGCAAAAGCAACGCGAAGCACAACGCCTCCAGCAACTTGGCTCACGGTTAGTGGAGCCTCAGAAGGCTATGGTTCCTTCTACGGACGCAGAAGCCCAAGAGGGTGGCCTTTACGGTCAGCAAGGCGTGAACGTGCTTCCTACCCGTATGGGCATGAACCAAGACGTTGTTCGTCAGTTGATGTCAACACCTGCTGGCATGGATTATCTGAGCAATGTTGTAAAGACACAGCGTGAACTTGCTGGCAAGACAGAGGTTATTGAAATTTATAGCCCGTCTGGCCAGGCAATGAAGGTTCGTTACAACGTAGACACGGGTGAGTACACGCCAATCGGTAACGCAAAAGCGGAGCCGTTTGTTCAGGTTGACCGCGGAAATGTGATTGAACTTCGTAGTCCGTCAGGAAATCTAATTGGATCGTTGCCAAAAGGTGCTGCGCCTACAGCGCCGTCATTTTCAATGACAGAGACAGGGCAGATTCTTAATACTAAGACAGGTCAATTAAGAACTCCTACAGACGAGCAAGGAAGGCCTATCATTATTGACCAGTCTGCAAAAGCAACAGAAGGCGAGCGTTTGTCGTCTGGCTTCTATATGCGTATGGCAGACGCGTCAAACACGTTCAGACAGCCTCTCAAAGGCCCAGATGGAAAGCCAATTACTAGAGGAAATAATGTCTTAACCTTAGAAGATGTGGCATCAAAGCCGGAAGTGTTTGCAGAAGTTGTTGGCGGAATTATTCCTGATTGGTTAGGTGGTAAGGCCGCACAACAGTTTGCTACTTCTCCATTGCGCGAACAATACGAACAGGCTCAAGAAAACTGGGTTACTGCAAATCTTCGCAAAGAATCAGGCGCTGTAATTGGCCCAGAAGAAATGAAAAAAGAAATTAGAAAATGGTTTCCTGTTGTTGGAAACTCGCCAGAGGTTATTGAGCAAAAACGTAAAGCAAGACAGACCGCTGAAGAATCAATGCGTAAAAATGCTGGTCGAGCATTATCTGTTCAGCAAACACAGCGCAATGTAACCGTGGACTACTAAAATGCCATATTCGATTACTACGAAAGACGGGATAACGATTAACAATATCCCCGATGACGTTGCTCCTGACTCGCAAGAGTTGAAGGATCGCGTTGCTAGGATTCGTGCTGGAGAAACAGAAGCGCCACGCGAGGCAAAGCCTGCCGCCCCTAGAGAAGCGCCTTCTGTTGCAAGCGTTTTGCGCCCTGAATTTATAAACCCAGAAGTTCAACGACAAGCAGGTTTGTTTGCTAGGACTATCCCTGGCGCTGCTGCAAATCTAGTTGGATTGGTTGGAGACCCATTAAACGCCTTGGTAAACCTAATTACCGGAAGCAAACTTCAGACAATTGGTGGCGCAACAGAAAACCTGATGACGCAAGCAGGGCTTCCTGAGCCGCGACCAGGGCTGGAGCGTGGTATATACAACATCAACACGGCTGCATTAGGAGCAGGTGCGCCAGCATCAATGATTGGTCGCGCTACAAGAGCAATTCCAACTCGCGCTCCAGCGCCACGAACCGAACCGTCATTTGCACAACAGAACGTGGTTCAACCACTTCAGCAAGCGTTTGGTGGAAATGTTGGGTTGCAAACAACTGGAGCCGCTGGCGCATCCTTGGCCTCTCAGTTGGCTGCACAGGCTGGCGCTGGCACGTTTGGTCAGATTGGCGCTGGATTGCTTGGCGGCGTTGTTGCCCCCACAACATTACAAACGGCTGGATCAAGAACAACCGCTGGCGCAAGAGAGGCTGTACGTCCGTTTACTGAGGCTGGCAGAGAAGTCATCGCTGGTAATGTTCTTCGCCAATTGTCAGCGGAGCCTGATGTCGCAGCATTACGGGCAAGTTCATTTGAGCCTCGAGTCCAAGGTTATACGCCGACAACCGCACAGGCTACTAGAGATGTGGGTCTAATATCGGCAGAAACACCAATTAGATCGTTTGATGCAACGGGCCGGTTTGCCGCACAAGCAAGTCAAGCAAACCAAGCACGAATGACCGTTCTTGATCGCCTTGCAAAAGACAAAGACGCGCTTAATGCCGCAATTGCAAAACGTGACGAAATTTCCACGCCGTTGCGTGAACAGGCTTTTGCACAATCAGCGGTAACGCCAGAAGTACTGCAAGCATCCGTAAATAATACGGTTGTAAAAACAATAGATAACATTCTTGCATCGTCTGCTGGGGCAAGACAGCCAGTTAAAAACGCAATGCAGTTTGCCCGTGAGCGTCTGCAAGACGGGACAACACCAGAACGCCTGTATGAAGTACGCAAGGATTTGCGCGATGCAGCACAAGGATTGCTAAACAAAGAAGGTTCTGCGTATAACCTAGCCAAGAAAGAACTTGAGTCTGTAATCAAGTCTGTGGACAACGTCTTAGAGGCAGAAGCGCCTGGATACAAAAACTATCTAAGCAAGTATGCTGCTTCTAGTCGTGGCATTGAAAGGTTAGAAGCGGTACAAGACTTTCGCAAAAAAGTTCTAACCACAACTCCTGATCCTGGTCGAGTGTCTGATTATTTGATTTCACAGCCAGCGTTTACAAGGGCTATTCGAGCATTAAAAGACGACCCTAAACTTGGCGGTCTATCAAAAACACAGTTTGCAGTTTTAGAGCGCGTCAGCAAAGACTTAGATGACGGTGTTCTGGCTCGCGCCACAAAGGTTCCTGGCTCTGATACATTCAAAAATATGTCCACGGCAAATCTTATTGGCGGCATTGTTGGAAAGCAATTGTTTGGTGAATTAAGCCCTGCTATGCAAAGCAAGATTAACCCGTTTAACTGGATGTACGGCGGTAGCGATGAAGCAATCAAAGAACTTCTTGTGGACGCTATGCTAGACCCCAAACTAGCCGCAAAACTTATGCAAAAAGCAACAACCACATCGGTTGAGCCAATTTCTAAAGAACTTCAACGCCGAGCCATCAACCTAGGCTACGGATCTATTTTCGGACTAACGGAGTAAAAAATGCCCAAGACCAAGATCAGCGAATACTCATCTACCGCAGCCGACAATACCGACATCGACGGTATTAACCTAGCGGAGGGTATGCTGCCCTCTGACGTAAACAATGCCATCCGTGAACTTATGGCGCAACTCAAGGACTTCGAGACAGGCGCTGGCGGTGATTCTTTGACTGTTGGTGGAAGTTTGGTGGTTGCTAATACTTCTACGCTAGGAGTGGTCACAAGTTCAATCATTAGCGGATCTGCTAATACGCTGACCGTAGATGGTACGAACCCCGTAGGATTTAGGGACGTTCCTCCTGTTGGGACTAAGACATCTTCTTACACGCTCGCCGTTGGAGACGTAGGTAAGTATGTTCAGGTCGGAACTAGCGGGTCTATTACGATTCCTGATGCCACATTCTCTGAGGGTGACATTATCTCAATCTTCAATAACACTACCGGAAACGTAACGATTACCTGTACGATTACGACTGCTTACATAGCAGGTACGGACGCTGATAAGGCTTCTGTGACGTTGGCTACCCGTGGTGTTGCAACTATTCTGTTTATTTCTGGAACCGTCTGCGTTATTTCAGGGAACGTGTCATAAATGGGTGGAATCATTCAAATGCTTCTGGCCTCTAAAGCGGCCATTGGCTCATACACAGTAGTCCAAACATTTACCGCTTCTGGTTCATGGACTGCGCCTACTGGGGTCACAGAGGTTGAATATCTCGTGGTCGCTGGTGGTGGGGGCGGTGGAACAGGACAAAACGTAAACCTACAAAGAAGCGGTGGTGGCGGTGGAGCCGGTGGTTTCCGAACAGGTACAGGTCTTTCTGTTACCGCTGGAACCACATACACAGTTACTGTTGGTGGCGGCGGCGCTGGCGGTTCTGCAAATGAAACACAGGGAACTAATGGATCAAATTCCGTATTTTCAAGCATTACCTCTACTGGCGGTGGTGGCGGCGGCTTAAATTTTGCTGTTGGAAGTAGTGGTGGGTCTGGTGGTGGCGGTGGGTCTGGCAATAAGGCTGGCGGCGCTGGAAATACACCATCAACATCACCATCACAAGGAAACAATGGCGGTGCCTCTGGATCAAGTTCAAATTCTAGTGGTGGAGGCGGTGGCGCTGGTAGCGTTGGTGGGGCAGGAGTTAATTCCCCAGAAGTCGGCGGTGCTGGTGGAGATGGGACTGCATCCTCTTTGTCTGGATCGTCGGTGACATACGCTGGAGGTGGGGGTGGCGGTTCAATAACAGGTGGTGCTAGTGGTTCAAGCATTGGTGGAACTGGTGGTAGTCAAAACACTAATGGTACTAACGCATCTCCTGCAAATCGAGGAAGCGGCGGAGGTGGCGCTGGTGCTAATAGCGGAACAAATACAACTGGTGGAAGCGGATCTTCCGGTATCGTAATCATCAAATACACCGTTCCTGGCTCTACAAACGTAGCCACGTTTACTACTTCTGGTTCATGGACTGCTCCTACGGGAGTGAGTTCTGTTGAGTATTTGGTCGTAGCCGGTGGTGGCGGTGGTGGCACTGGTCCAGCCGCAATAGGAGTCCGGTCAGGTGGCGGTGGTGGCGCTGGCGGTTATAGAACCGGAACAGGTTTGGCGGTGACGGCTGGTACAACGTATACAGTAACTGTGGGTGCAGGTGGTGCCGGTGGCGCATCAAACAACAATAATGGAGCCCCAGGAAGTAATTCTGTATTTTCTACCATCACCTCTGCTGGTGGCGGTTATGGGGCTAAAGGAAGCCCAGCCACACAGGGCGGAAGCGGCGGTTCTGGTGGTGGTGGTGCAAGCGTAGGCGGCACAGGCGGGTCTGGCAATACGCCATCTACTTCTCCAAGTCAAGGAAATAATGGCGGTGCAGGAGAAAACCAATGTGCCGGTGGTGGCGGTGGCTCTACTGGAACAGGCGGTAATGCTGTTGGCCCATCTCAAACCGGAGGCGCAGGCGGCGCCGGAACTGCTTCCTCTATATCTGGATCTTCTGTAACTTACGCTGGTGGTGGGGGTGGTGGTGGTGATACCGCTGGTGCTGCTGGAAGCGGTGGTGGAGGTGCTGGGGGTGGAGATAGTGCAAACGGAAGTTCCGGAACTGCAAACACCGGAGGCGGCGGCGGAGGTGGTGGTCAAGCAGACCCAACTCTTACAACGGCTGGCTCTGGCGGCTCTGGCATCGTAATTATTAAGTGGTAATGAGGAGCAATAATTGGAAACAAAGATTTATCGGTTTCACGGTATAGATACAGCAATGCAGTTACTTCGTCCTGGTGCTAAATGGGAATGGACAGGTGGTGTTGGCTTTACTCGTTGGGATGACCCAAGGCCAAAACCATCTGTTCAGGAAGTAGAAGAAACGATGGAAAAGGTGAAGGCATTTGAAGAATCCATCAAGACTATTTGGCTACCAGAGCAGATCGAAGAAATAACCAAGAACGCTGAAGTTATCCGCAAGGCGGTGGAAGGGTGATACATAACCTATTCCCAATACCGATAGGCAGATACGAGTTAGACCGTGATCTAACCGATAAAGAGTTGTCGTTTCTAAAAAACCAAGAAACGCGATCTAACATGGGAAATGTTACTAGCGTTAGTAATACGATTCTCAAGTCTGATGAATTAAGCGATCTAAAGTCATTTATAGACTCAAAGATCTCTGAGTACTTTGTTGAGGTATACAGACCAAAGACTAAAGTTGAGTTAAAGATCACTCAGTCTTGGGCTAACTACACAGAAAACGGCCAGTATCACCACAAACACGCACACCCAAATTCGTTTGTCTCTGGTGTGTTTTATGTTCAGGCCGACAAAGAAAAAGACAAGATTTACTTTTACCAAGACAAGTATCAGCAGATCAAAATACCGCCGTCTGAATGGAATCTGTGGAACTCAGAATCTTGGTGGTTTGAAGTTGGAACAGGTGGATTAGTGCTGTTTCCGTCTAGCCTTACGCACATGGTTCAAACAGTAGAGTCTGATAAGACACGAATTAGTTTGGCATTTAACACGTTCCCAGTAGGTAATCTTGGTGACGAAACTGAATTAACAGGACTTAGTTTAGGAGATATAGATGGCGCATTTCGCTGAGTTAGACTCTAACAATGTTGTGCTACGAGTCATCGTAGTTGGCAACAAAGACACCGCAGATGCTAATGGTGTTGAGAAAGAACATATTGGCGCTGCTTTTTGCGAGCGACTGTTTGGTGGAAACTGGAAGCAGACATCGTATAACGGCAACAAGCGTAAGAACTACGCAGGGATTGGCTATACATACGACCCAGTACGCGATGCGTTCATACCGCCAAAACCGTTTAACTCATGGGTTCTGGTAGAAGATACCTGCCAATGGAAATCGCCAGTAGATATGCCAGCAGATGCCGGTACTGGTGAGCCACCTAAGCGATATACATGGGATGAGGCTACTGTCTCTTGGGTTGCAGTGGAGGCATAAATGGCACAGCACACGGAAGAAATTAAGCACATTGCAGACGGTCTTTCCATTATGACCGTCATTGGTACTCTGGCTGAAGTTCTACCCGCAATCGCAGCCCTTTTCACAATCATCTGGACTGGGTTTCGGATCTACGAGACCGAGACAGTAAAAGGCTGGCTTAAACGCAAATGACCACAATCGCCGCGAGAGTATCTACGGGAGAAATAGCCGCAGACTCGATGGTAAGCGGCGATGATTCCTTCTACCTAGTCGAGAAACTCCGTAGGGGTAAGAACTCTATATATGGGGCTTGCGGAGACTGGGATAAATGTTTGAAAATGCTACAAGTGTTGGAGTCTGGAGGGGATCTAGACTCCGACATGGATGTGTGTGTTCTTGAACTCAGAAATGACGGCCTCTGGATTTATGAAGGGACTATCATTCCTGCGCGTATTAAGAACGACTTTTGGGCTATTGGGACTGGGGCTAACTTTGCCATTGCTGCGATGCACTGCGGCAAGTCTGTACAGGAGGCGGTGGAGATCGCGTGTATGTACGACACCAGTTCACATGGGCCGATTGACCTTATGCGACTGGGAGGCAGGGGTGGGAAAACTAAAAGTAACCGATGAACAACTGATAGAGGCGTTTAAAAGGTTAGGTAGTCCAACAAAGGTGGCGCAAGAATTTAACATAGAGGTCACCAGGGTTTACGCAAGACGGAGAATGATCGAAGCAAAGGGTATAAGCCTTCCGTCATTTAGCGCAAGACAGAAAACCGTATTTGAAACCGTAGTCCCAGAGAATCGCCGAGTAATTACGCACAACGTCACTAACGGGCATATTTTTGTTGCCTCTGACTGCCACTATTGGCCTGGGGAAGTTACTACGGCGCATAGGGCGTTCGTAGAACTAATCACCGCCTTTAAGCCAAAGACCATCGTCCTAAACGGGGATGTGTTTGACGGGGCTTCTGTGAGCCGCCACCCGCCTCTGATGGGTCAGGTGAACCCTACCCCCAAGCAAGAGATAGAAGCCTGTCAAGACCGTTTAGACGAGATTGGGAAGGCATCCAAGAACGCAGTCAAACTTTGGACGTTCGGCAACCACGATACGCGGCTCTTTGCCAAGATCGCGGCAGTCGCTCCGGAACTTGTCGGAATGATGAGTTTGTTCGACTACTTTCCTGGTTGGCATACCGGCTGGCGAATAGATGTAAATGACCACACAGTCATTAAACATAGATGGCATGGCGGCGTTCATGCGACGATGAACAATGCTATGAAGTCCGGCAAGAATATTGTCACCGGCCACCTGCACCAGTTAAAGGTAACGCCGTGGTCTGACTATAACGGGCGACGGTACGGAGTAGATACCGGAACCCTTGCGGAACCGTATGGCGATCAATTCGTGTACACAGAGGGCAATCCGGTGAACTGGTGTTCCGGCTTTGCGGTGCTGACGATTAGAGACGGCAAACTACTGCCGCCAGAGTTATGTGAAGTAATTGATGGTGAGGCTTTCTTTAGGGGAGAGAAAGTGATCTAGGAATGACCGATGCAGTTCAGGGAGCAAGAGCAGCACTAGGTGGTATAAAAGAAGCAGTAAAAGTAGGTCGAGAAATAAAAGAAACAGCAGTAGAAGTAAACGCTTTCCTGGACGAAGAAGCAAGAGCAAGGGTAGCCTGGAAGAAGCGTCAGCAAGAGATTGCCCGTCGTGGAGATATGGTCTTCATAGACGCGGTAAAAGAATACCGAATCATCAGACAAATACGCGATGCGGAAGCGCAGATGTATCGCGACATCGAAGCAGAGTTTGGTCGCTCTGCTGTATCCGAAGTGAAGTCCTTAATCTCTCGGCTACGAAAAGACCATCTAGAGTTAAACGACGAGTTCTACCGCAAGCGCATGGAAGCCCGCAGAGAATGGGGAACCTTGCTTGCGTTGTCGTTGGTTATTTATGCTTTCTTTAAAATGACAGGGGTTTGGTAATGCTTTCTTTAATATCTACACTTGGCGGTCTTCTAGTATCCGGTCTTCCCAAACTTCTGGAGTTCTTCCAGAACAAGTCTGACCAGTCCCACGAGATAGCCCTTGCTAGGCTCCAAAACGAGATGCAGATGCAGTTAGCAGCGCAAGGCTTTGCAGCCCAGGCAAAGATCGAGGAAATCCGCACCGACCAGGTGGCGATGGAGTCCGAGGCAAAGATGACCGAAGCGGCTCTGGCGCATGATGCCAAGGTCATGGAAAAGGCTAGTACCTGGGCGGTAAACTATGTGGCAACCGTCCGTCCTACCGTGACCTATATCTTCGTGCTGGAACTGGTTATGATTAACGCTGGACTGGCTTGGTTCTTGTTGTTCAAGGAAGGTCTAGGAACCCTGACGGTGGACGAGTTTATCCGCGCTACCGAAATAGTGTTTAGTACAGACGAAATGGCTATGCTTGGCGGTATTATTGGATTTTGGTTCGGAAGCCGAGGCTGGAGCAAGAAGTGAGAACTTCGGACAAAGGCATCCACCTAATGCACGAGTTTGAGGGATACAGGAATAAGCCGTACCTGTGTCCCGCAGCCCTGTGGACTGTCGGATGGGGGGAAGTCCTGTATCAGGATCAGATCCGTCTTCCGATGGTTCGCAAGGATGGTTATACTGGTTTGATTCGGAAGGAGTACCAGTTAAAAGATGCAGATAATCGAGTTTGGTCACGCGAGGAACTGGAGACGCGCTTCAAGGCTCTGCTCATCAGTTTTGAACGTGGTGTTCTTCGACTTGCTCCCAATCTTGTTGGCAATCAAGGTCTCTTTGACGCTTGTGTCGCTCTATCCTATAACATTGGGGTAGGTGGCTTTCAGAGGTCTACGCTACGCCAACGGATTCTGCGGAACGAATCACCAGAGTTAATCGCTGAAGGCTTTATGCGCTACACGATGGGCGGCGGGAAAGTCCTGCCAGGTCTAGTCCGTAGACGTAAGGCCGAGGTTGCTCTTTTTCTGCCGACTTAATTCTAGTATCTTGGCCTTGAGTTCATCCGTGATCTCTGGGCCATGTTTCTCCTCAAACTCATAGAGCCACTTCCTGCGCTCTGCCAGAGTTTTCTTCTTCAGCACATGACGTGCTAGACCCTCTATCTTCGCTTCATGCTCTGACATCACCATTGCGATCAACTCCTCACGGGATCTATGTGTGACTAGCGAACTCCTTGTGGAGGGCTTCTCTGACTTCTTTGAGTCGTTTGATTGCGTCAGACTTCCGAATAAATCTTCCAAGATAGTACCGTTTATAGTTTGTGCAGACGTGCGCCTCGTAGTACTTGCCGTCTCTTAGGAACAGCCCCTTGACGTTTGTAGACGTTTGTCTTCTACGTCTGGAGTTCCACTTGTTCTCCATCTGTGTTGCGGCTCTAAGGTTTCCTAGCCGATTATCTGACGGATTTCCGTTCTTGTGATCTAGTGCCTCTGGGAGCCATCCTCGATGGTAGAGCCAGATCAGGCGGTGCGCCATGTAGTACTTCTTGTGTATAGCAATTTTGATATATCCGCGAGGGTTGCGATACCCTGCTTGCTTCTCTGCGTAGCGCTTATTCCACATGACATAAGCGGTATAGGAACGGAACGCGGAGGCCGGACGAGACCGCCAGTACAGGTGGCCTCTCCGGTAGTAGAACAGACTTCTAAGTTCGTCTTTAGAAGGGTACGTCAGAGTCGATGTCATCGAACGTCACCGGCTTCTTCTCACCTTTAGCGCGAGGCTCCTGCACCTTCAGGCTCAGAAACTTACCCTTGCCTGACTTTGCTTCTCGCAGCCATGCGGCCAGTTCGTACTCCTTGCCGTCCACGTTGATCTTGCCCTTGTACGTTGGGGCTTTCTCGTTGTCGGTCTCGTTCTTAAACAGAACGCCAGAGTTAGTGTTGTCGTAGTCCATTTTTGCTCCTTACTTTGTACGCGGCAAAATGCTTGCCATTAGATTCGACCATCTTTCTGTCAACGGTATACCCGCTGTCTTTTAGGTCACGGATTCTGGCGGCTAACCGCAAGCATCCGCATCCAAGGTAAGCATCCAACGGCGTGATCCATCTCCGCGACCCTTCCTTCAATACCCATTCAGTTTGACTCATCATCCCCTCGCTGCTAAATAAAGCCCGACATTCCCAAGGCAATAGCCAACGAAAGCAATACCGAGACCGATATTGCCAGCGCGTAAAAGATCAACGGCCACCACCGCATATACGACCCCCACTAAAGCGATCAGCCATGCCGCCACGATACCCATCCAGCGAATATGACGACACCGATCAGATAAAAGAAAAACTGTCCTGCCTCAACCATATTTCCTCCTCAGAAAAGTAGTCTAAGTACCAAGATTACACAGCCCCACACCAACACCACAGCACCCGCTAAAGCCATCTTGTATAGCAGGTCATCCATCACTCGCACTCCTTCTTCACTTCCGCTAGAAACTCCTGCACCTGCTCTAGCATTGCGTCCATGTCCTTCTGATCTGGCTCAAACCGCACAATGAACAGTTGCTTGCTCTCAGGCAGTCTGGAATCAAAACTCACAAAGTCGCACCACTTCCGACCCGTACAGGCGATCTGGGCCATCATCTGATAGCGGTACTTAGCCGGCGCTTGGCCGGCCTTCCTGTAAGCCAGGTGCGTAGCGGAATTAGGGTTCTTGATCTCTACCAAACCGTCATCCCCCACAAGCCCGTCAGGAGACGCGCCAAACCATTCTAGGGTCGGGTGCTTAACAAACCCAATCTGGTCAACAAAATGACCACTATGGGCTTCGTAGGCGGCTCTGGCGATAGGTTCTTGCTCTGTGCCACGGATCATTGCCGCGTTTGGCGAGAAGGACTCCTGAATCTGTCCTGTAAGCCGTTCTGCTACCAGTTGCCAGAGATAGTTCTCCCTGGTGGCTGTTCCCTTCTTTGCCAGCGCGTCAGATACGCGACTGCCTGTTACATGGCCTAGGCGTTCTTCAAGCCACGCGGTTGACCCCTGCTCTGCTGAGTTGTTCATGCACTCTTCTCCTCGCTACTGTTAATTCTGTTTCAAGCCTTTCGGTCGACATTCTTAATCTTTGCGCGACCGTATGTATAAGATTATAAGGATAACTGACGTATCTGGCTTTCAATACTTGCCGACTAATACTAGGTAATTCCCTAATGGCGTTTTCTAGCAATTCGCCATCTACCATGTCTGGCTCATATCTAGGCTCTTCACCTTCCCAAACATCTTCCGATTCATAATTGCCTTCAGCAGAGGCGCAACGTGTACGCACTTCCGGCCCTAAGTGTCCGTATACGCAATAAAAAGCCCAATTACGAAGACGGTCTTCAGATATCATAACTATGAAAAATGAAGTTGTTTTTGCGCAACAAGATACGCTTGTCTTGCTTCTTCTGCCGTTTTGTATGAACCCAAATGGATTCCTTTTCGTTTTACAACAATTCTTGCATGAAACATTTTTCCAACCATGCTGTATCCACGAGCGTTAATTCTGTTTGTATTGTTTTGGGAGTACGTTGCACAGCGGATATTGCACAGCCTGTTATCTAATTTGTCGCCGTTTATGTGGTCTATTAGTTGTGGGGGCCATTCGCCATGCACATATAGCCAAACAAGGCGATGAGCAAGATAATCTTTTTTGTCTATTTTTATACTTCTATAACCTCTGGTGTTTAGTTTTCCGGCAACCGAGTTTATAGGTATTCTAAAATTTGTCTGCACTTTCCAAGTGAAGACTCCTGTATCCGGATCGTAATCCAGAACTTCTTTGAGCCGTTTTTGGGTTATTTTTTCTTGAACCATAATTCTGCGAGTTCAGGTCGATTCTTCTCTATCCACGGCTGCGCGTCTCTTACGCATTGCATTGCATTTTGCCCACACGTCTGGGAGCCAACGTGGTGGACGTATGCCGTAGAGATAAAGTGGCGCTGGCCTGTTTGTTTTTGGTCTAGGCATTGGATATCGTCCGAATACCAGTTGATCGGCGGGAAGTCGATCCAGTCGTCTTTGTGTATATACGCAAATATAGGCGCGATCACGTCCACTTCTATAATCTTGCCCTCAGACTCGTACCGGAAGAAGGACATCGGCCCCTCACCGAGCCTCACGTTCTGGTATCCTCTAGCGTAATCGCTGCGGGATGCGACATAACCGAGGTCTCTGATTTGCCTTTTCAACTGTGAAACTTCTTTGGCAAGCGTAGGCCAGGTGTACGGTGTCAGCACAATATCGTCATTGGCGATCACCACCTCGTCGAACTCCTCAAACGCTCGGTGCATAACCGCGTTGTAAGCGTCTCCAAAGTTCTTGTGGGGGTTGGGTAGGTTCACGGTGCGGTGACGCGGTAGAACCATGTCAGAACCCGCTATAAAGACCGTTACGTCGGTCGGAACGTAGAATGTGATAGAAGCCAGCATAACTGGCAGACACTTTGCGTTAGTCGTGCAGATGGCTATGGCTTGCACTTCTTGTACTCCTCGATCCTGTGAGACGCATGGATTGTAAACAGGTCAGAGTCTAACATTTCTCTGTCACAGATATTTACCGTACTGTTGTTTTTGTGCAACACATAGGGCAGGGACACTTGATCTTTGATCCCCCACTTCAGAATTTCCCGCCACCACATCTCGCCGAGCGCCATGACCTCTAGGCTCTTTGTATTGCGACAAATCATGCCGCATGAATACAGACCGGCATTTAACGGCATACCGTCGTCTAGGTAATCCTGACCCTGCTCAAGCATGGGCTGGTCTGCGTACTTCTTCATTTCGTGGGCTTCTGCGATCTCCGCAAACAGGCAGTCACGCCACGGGTGCTTGAACATCGCCCATGAGTCTTTCGCCTGGGAGACAAAGTACTCCGCAAAATTCGGCGACTCTATCCTGATAGACCCGTCTATCCAGATCGTGTAGTCGTAGCCCATGCCGTTGCCTAGCAGCCGGTGCGGTAATAGTTTGTAGTACTTGGCCTGCAAACGTGGATTGTCGCCAAGTTCCTCGTGCGGCGAGGAGAACATTAGGAAGTCACAGTCTATATTTTGCTCAACGTGATCCTTTACGTCATCGTAATCACCGAAGATTGATGTATATACAAGAACCTTCAAATACGCCTCCAGGGGAAACGCAAACAATGATGACTTCGACCTTTCTTGATTTTCTCGTAGTAGAGACCTTCATTGTTCGGTACTCTGGTGAGGACGCAATCTGCATCGTGTTGAGTGCACAGGATTGGGAGGGTGAACTCGACGATGCCAGCGCGTTGGAACAGATGCCGCAGATACGGGTCGTTGTATCCATAGAAACCGGCAAAGTCCTCGTCATAGCCGCCGACGGCCCAGTAGTCGAGTCTGTTCACTAACAGCGTTCCAGCCGTTCTAGGCCGGTTCTTGCGGGTGAACGAGTAGAACTTACCGCGTTCTAGTTTGGTAGCCAGGATAGCGTCTATGCTTCCCTTGCTAAACGTCTGGTCTGTGTCGCAGAAAAGTATCCACTCTGTCGGGCAGACGGTTGCGCCTAAGTTTCTAGCACCTGGGATATTCCACGGAATGTCTTGTTCTATCCGGTAGACGGGTACGTTAGCGTGAGGCGGTTCTAGACTGCCGTCATCTATGATCTGCTTTTTGACGTAGGGGTAGGTATCCCATTCGTTTAGGTGTTTGTCTAGGTGTTCGTGGTCGTTGTAAAACGTCAGCGAGATAGTAAACACTTTGTCTCCTCTAGTAACTCTAACTCGGTAAAGCCGTAGTGCTTGGCAAATCCTTTGGTTCCGAGTCCGTGTATTCCAGTATTACCTCGGTGGTGCTCTGGGCAAAGTGGAATCGAATCGTAGTGCGAAGCCCTCTTTCGTCCTTGTCCTGTCCGAAGATGATGGATCTCAGACGGCGTATCGTCAAAGCCAAGTCTTCTGCATACCGAGCATCCGAGTCCCGCCACACGAGAGAGATAATTTTTTTCATCTTTGGTCACTTAGCCTCCGTGTGTCTTCCGAGAACTTCACGTCATGTTCAGCAGCCCACTTAATCACCTTCTCTATGTACTCCGAGAACTCGTTTACCCGCAGTTCAGCAGTACTAGGTTCTAGCATCTTCAGGCTTCCGTCTGGTAGTTCTATGATGCGTTCAGGCAACAATAATCCCCGCAGGTACTCATGCCACACAGACTGCTCATACGCCTTACCAGGCACGACCTGTTCTGCTATATCACCGAGGATAGACCAGTAGTAGCGATTCTGTTCTAGCGAGCGTTTAGTAGGTCTGATCTCTATGGTGTGGCCGTCAGGCGCAGCGTCTACCATCTGGTGAGCAACCTCACGGTTGTATTTGGTGAGGATCATGCGGCCTTCATAGCGGCTCTCATAACCGCAATCTTAAAGTGTGGGAATGTTTCAAAGTCGTCAGCACTTATACCTAACTCTTGACCTTTTGCTACGATTCCTGATGCGGTCTCGTGCCACGGTTTCTCGTTGACTACGCCTGGCAACACAACCTCATGCACGTCTGCCCAACGCTCTCCACGAAGCCATGTAGCGGCGTGTGGGATAAACGACCCATTGTTCTTCATCCATTGTTCAGTCCTGCAAGCAGCCTTTATTGCGTGTAGAACCGTATCTAGATCTGGCCGTATAGCCTCTGTCTGCTTCCATGCCTTACGAGCCTCTGCCTTTGCCACCTTGCGTGGGTAGGCTTCCCAGAATGTTTCGAATCCGTCCATGCGTCGCTCCTCAACGAACAAGCCCAAGAATGTAAGCCTCAATTTTTCTTACAACTTGATGTTCTTTTAAGTCTCTGTGTTTTTCTTTTAATTTCGGGCGGGAGATGTCCGCTAATAACAAATGCAAAACTTCATGCAAAGCATAATAATTTAAATCTTTTCTAGCCTGAGAACTAGCGGGTTTTGTGGTGTCTACATTGAATGTTATAAGAGCGGCCCTGTTATCTATATCACGTCTACAAACGGCGGCGTAATCATCATCATCCTGGGTGTAACTAGTTCTAATTGCCCAGTCATGCAAACCAAATGCTTTTTGCCAATAATAGACACGACCAGAAAAATAAGACATATCTGCATCAGTCCATTTTGTTTTGTATTTCATCTAATCCTCCTCAGGATGTGATAGTTACATTGTAGTCTTACTTCTTACACAATCTACTAGGTATTTCTACTTACTTCCTATGTTTTAGGCATAGGTATCCCAAGGGTGATTAGCCCATCCCCAAGACTCCATGAAGGGAATCCCTAGGTGACCCGAAGGCAGCGATTCATTCGTCTACAGGTTTGTCTCACCACTTGCCCTGTAAACTACCTGAGTCCCTCGCTGACAGGCTCAGACCTAAACATGGGTGCAATGCTAGGTGTCTTTTCTTCCGAGCCACCGATTCAGGTGCGCTACTACGGGCGGAGTCCGGTCAGAAATGCAAAAACCCTCGTGTGGAGACTTGGGCTTGACAGGCCAGCACTCGATCTGAGTGAAGTGCATACAAGCCCCCACAGGAGGGTTCTATCTCAGATCAAACACCGGAGCGTCACTTCCGACACCGCTAGGATACCACGGATCTAATTTAGTTCAACAAGTTTTAGCGTCCAACCAGCCTTCAGTTTTCCCCACCCGTGGACGTGAACCTTCCACCCAGACTTTATAAGTTCTGGGTAGTACTCGTTCTCCTCGATCTTCTTGACCCTAGCAGACACGTTCCCACGGCTGGTGGTCTGTATGCCTATCGTATGCCCATGTCCGATAGCCAAAATATCTATGCAATTCCACAGGTCTATGCGCTTACGGGAGTATGGACACCAGCGCTCCACGATCCAACAACGGTAACCATGCTCGCGCAGGTAGGCTAGGGATCTCTGGGTAGGACTCATACAGTAGTTTATACAGTATAGGGTTATCCCTAGTCAAATTTCTTACAAAACCCACACAACCTTACAAAATAAATGTAAGATTCTGT